GCTATTGCCTGTCTTGGTACCCCAGTCTACCATAGCTAGGATAGTTCTTTCCAAAGCACGTTCTGAAGTTTCTTTCTTGGCGGCTTCTTGTACATATAGCTGATAAGTGCCTGGTTTCGTCCAATCACTTAATCGAACGCTCATTTTAAAAAGCCAGTTAGTAAACTTTTCGCTTTCTAAAGGACGCAACTCAATTAAGTAGTTAGCAAATTTCACAAACCCAATATAGTCCGCGCTCCTTATAAAGTCGTCAATTGTCTTTTCTTTCTTTGTATTGGGACTTACATATTTCATAAAGTCCAACCATACGCTAAAAGCAATGCGACTGTCAGTTTCATCCTTGTTCATCCATCTACGTTTGCGCTCACACATGTGGCTACTTAAAGTACGCTCACGTGTAAATGCCTTTCCGCAGAAGCGACATTGGTAATCCTGTATCATTATTTAAACAAATCCTTGAGATCTTTATCGCCCATGTTTTTGGCTACGGCGATGTCTTCTAGTACGTCATTGCCGTTGAGCTCTCGAAACAGCTCAATCTCCTCGTCGCCAAGACTGGGAAACTGCTCAATCAACCAAGCTGTTAGTTTATCTTTCTTGGCGCCTTTGGGTGGGATAAACTCATGTCGCATCTTTTGACCAATACCACATAGTGCAAGAGTGCGCCAGCGTAGTTCATCGTGAGCACTGCCCACAGAAATGTAATCCAAGTTGCTTAGGTCGTTTACTGTTGTCAAGTAGTATTCTTGTAAGTCCTGTGTACCTTGTACTTGGCTACCCCAACGCTGGGCCATGTACGTGCTTAACGACTTTAACTCGTCAGTTCCCAGCTTGCTATAATAGTCGCCCTTGCGTAGATCTACTGCTGTCATGACTTGGTCAATGGGCAGTTGATACTTTGCGGTTGCTGGTGCTTTCTTCTTAGTGGCCATGCGTATATTTTAAAACCAAATTTTGTTTAAGTCAAGTACTTCTGGAATCTTATTTGTTTCTTTGACAAAGAACGCACACATTGGGTCATTGCCGGTTTCAAGCGGTACTGCTAAGATATGTCCAAACTTCAACTTAGGTACATACCACTTGACCTCTTGGTAGATGTTGATAACTTCAACTCGTTGCCACTCTGGCTTGTACCCGTTAATAGGATTGAACACAAACGTAGAGAAGCCACGATCGTTAATGCTCATCACATTGATGACTTCAGGTTCGCCATGATCTGGTTCTCCAATGACTAGCGACCAATCTAGTGGAACCTTTACTTCTGTTTTGCCAATGCGTAGTACTGCCGCTGGGCAAGAGAAACTCTCTAGGAACACCAATGGTACAAAAATATAGTCTACATCTGCTGGGTTACTGTAATCTAGCACTCCATAACGCAAGTCTTCATCAATCTCTTCCGGTAGACGATCTAAGTCATATGACCGATTGTCAACTGTTAATATGTTCATTTGTAAGTGACCTTTTCTGTTTGGTATGGGTAATTGGCGTCAGTGTAAAATTGTTTACGCTTTGTTAAATGTCGTTTGGCAAACTTTGCTGTGGAGGTAATGTCCCAGATTTGTACAAAGTCTTTGTCTTGTGCTTTTCTTATCCCGCGGCCAATACTTTGAATAACTCGGACAAACGATTTGCCAGGTTCCACAAGTACCAAGTTAAAGATCCTAGGAATATTAATACCAACAGCCGCGACACCATATGTCGCAACGATAATTTTGTTATCGCTTGTGGTAATTTCGTCGTACTCATCTTTTCTATCCTTTGATTTCATTGCACCTGATACAAATACACTGTCAGGCAGTCTTTCTACCAGCATCTTGCCAGTGGCAATACGATCCACTAATACAAGTGTGTTCCCGGCCAATCCAATGGTGTTGATGGTAGCAGCCATATGATCTAAACGCTTTTCATTTGACGTTAAGTATGTCAATTCTTCTTGGTATGTCTTGTACTCTACCTTGTCATCAAACTGTAGCACCTTAACATGGCAGTTAGATAGCACACCCATGTCTTGAAGTTCGCTTGCTTGTAAGCGATGTGTTACATCACCCAAGCTGGCAATAAGGCTAACGTACTCATGTTCTTCTTTGGGAATGGTACCTGTCAGGCCCCAACGAATAGGGATATGTGCAAACAGGCCAGTTAGCATTGTACGCAACACATCTGCCTTGGCCATATGTACTTCATCAATGATAACTGCAATTAAGTCATCTGTAACTGCTTCGAGCCCAATTGCACTTGTTCCTTCTTTGTTCTTCTTGACAAGACTGTTGATACTTTGCCAAGTTGCAATGGTATGTGTATGTCCAAGGTCTTTCTCGTCACCAAAGTACACACCAACATCTAATCCCATGTTAACATAGTCAGCATGTGTTTGCTTGACCAGGTCTTTGTTGGGTACAATAACTATTGTGCGGCCAAATGGTTCGCAAGTTAAACTCAGTGCGGCAGTCATTAGTGTTTTACCTGCGCCTGTGGCAATTTCTTGTACGCCTTGTGGATTGGCAAGATAACGATTGATACACTCTACTTGATAGTCCCTAATCTTAATAGGCTGGCCTTCAGCAGGGTGTCCCTTAGGCCAAAGTATGTGAGCAAAGGTGTCTTCGGTAACTTCAGTAAATTTGATGTTATGGTGAGGTCGACGGTCATCAATTTCAATTTGCCAACCTTCCTCATCAAGAATAGGCAACACTCTATCTAGCAAGTTTAGATAAGTGGCGCCTGCTGTTGTAAAGAAACCAATCTTGCCGTCCCACCTTCCTAATCGAAAAGCAGGTACGTGATATGCGTGGGGTAGCATATACTTTAATTTGGTTTCACATTTGCGACGAGTGCTTGGATCAAGGTCATGGAACTTGATATTGACTTCGTCTTTAATTTCTAATCTGGTTATTCCGGGCATATTCTATTATAACACTTGTGTAAGGTAATGTCTATTCATTTGTAAGATACTTATAGTAAAAACCATGATTTTAAAAAAGCAATTTTGCCATAATGCAGAAAAAAGAACAGGCCCCGAAGAGCCTGTTCACCGACATCCATCCACGCAAATAGTCAGCAGTCGGTAACCTGTTAACCTCCGTGCTTGAGAAGGTACTTGTTAGAGATAGCCTTGAACGATACAGACTTTTCGTGGCACTTGAAAACAAGGCCTTCTCGTTCGCAACCAATCATGCCCATAACTGACTTACCTTCGGCAAACTTTAACACTTGTGTCATATCAGTAAGACCAAATGTATCAGTTAAGCGAGCAGAGTATGCTAGCACGGGGCAGTGGTTCAAACCAAACACTGAAACAAATGCCCGACGTTCAGCAGGAGTAAAGTAACGGCCTGCATCGATGTCGTAAATGTCGTACACAAGAAAGTCTTGGTCACGCATTTGGTAGATGTTGCCTTGAATGCCGTTACCAACAAGCTCGCCTTGCACTGCAAGATTACGACCACCAACCTTCAACTTTTCTTCCAAGTCGTATTTGATGGCAGCACGCCACAGTGAGTTTTCTTCAAACCGCTTTAGGTCAAGATTACGTGAGCAAACACCAACTTCGCCATCAATGCAGTATACTGTCATTGACGAGCCTTCTAGCTTTTCGGTAACTTCCCAATGCAGTTCATCTTCAGCTAACCACTCAGACAGTTCGTACTTCAAGTTCTGAACACGCTCTTGATCAGTCTTGGGAATCACTGAAGGGAACATACCTTTGACTTCACCTGCAAGTGCCGCCGGGACAGGTGCTTCGTACTTGACAATGCCAAGTAGCTCTGATACGTCATATCCATCGACTAGATCTTGATAAATCTCTCCGTAGATTTGTAAACCACACTGGTCGTCAATGACGTTAAGTGGTAGCAATAGACCTTGACTCAATTGACCACGAAGCTTCATAGTACGCAGGCGTTCACCTTCGACGCCTTCAAACACCTTGGCGTAGTTTTCTGGCTTGGTCAGGAACGGTGCAATGGCATTGGGAATGAACGAATCAATTTCGCAATACACTGCAAGATCACCTGCGGTGTACTCGCCCTTCTTAACTACCACTGTCCACCCACCAACAATGGCACACTCAATCGCATCTGCGCCTTCAATAGGGCGAAGCGAATCAATCTTTCTAATAGTTGCCATCTTACGCATATTATTCCTTACACATTAAACAGTTGTTGTGGTACTGAACCAAACAACGAATACAAAATTTTACTTGGGGTAGAAGCCACTACCAACTTCATTTGCTTCTTGGCTGCTTGACTCTTGTAGTAATCACGAGCAATTCTATTACGAACTGCGCCACGGCTATTATTACAATGAAAACATGCTGCCACCAAGTTAGAGGGTGCTTCTATCTTACGATTTCTAGGGCTGGCCCACTTGTCAAGCAGATGCTCTAATGTTGCATGTTGCGGTGACTTTTTGTCTCGAGTCATTTCGCAATTGCAATAATAACATTTGTTGCCTTGCTTTTGCACTAACGCCAAAAGAGTCATAGCAGTTCCTTAACCAACAGGACTTATTGACACTGCCCGTTTTTGGTAACTTATGCGCCGCGCTTCATCACAGTAGTTTCTGCAAGACGCTTCCACTTGTCGCCTGAGCCAGACATTTTCTTCAAGTCTGCAATCTTGATAACTGTACGCAGGCTCAACTCACGCAACTTGTCTTTGTTGGCATCCACATACTCGTACAATTCTTGCTTGGCGCCGTCTTCAAACTCGTAGTGGTCCAGCATACCGTCCATCATAATCTGTTTGATACGCAACATCTTGTCACGTGCGGTATCTAATGTCAAGTCCAAGTAATGGCATCGGCTTTCCAATGCACCCAAGTGATCCTTGAGCTTGGCACTCTTAACGTGCTCAAATTTGATGTTGGTGATAAAGATTGCAGAACCTTTGAACTCGAAGCGATCTGGTACACCTTCTGAACGCAACATGCGGCTGTCAGTGTTCCAGCAAATTGTACGCTTCTTAGAACTGTCCAATGCTGCCTTCAAAATGTTAAGCGACAGCTCATCCATCAACACACTGTCACAGTCGTCAAACACCAACACGTTACCTGCATCGCTGTAATTGTAGAGCTTGCAATACAAACCAATGGCACTCATAGCACCTTTAACAACTTCGTAACGCGGACGGTTACCACCAATTTTGTCGAACATGGCACTCTTGTCCAGTACTTTTTCAACACCAAAGGATTTACCAACACCTGGAGGGCCAACAACAATCATAGCACGGACGGTACCGTCCACAGCACCTTCTGTCATTTCCTCAAGAATGTCAAAACGTTCACGAATGCGTTCAATGGCTTGCTCGTCTGTTTCTTGCACTTTGGGTTCCTTACGTTTGGGAGCGTCAAAGTTGCCTTCAACACTGGTTGCACAATCTGCGGCGCTAGCAGGGATAACATCTTGCATGCTATCAACTTTAATACGGACTTCGCGCCCTGCAACAATCAAGGGCTCAAAGGATTCATCTGCAACTACTGTAACGTAGCCGCCTTTGGTACCTTCTTTATAATCTGACACGAGCTTAAACGTTTGATTGACAACGTTAAAATTGCGGTACGTGCCTTTTGCGATAGTAATGTATGCTGACATTTGGGTTCCTTTGCGTGGATGTTTAACTTACTACAATATCTATTATACTGCTACTTGGCTCAAAGAGCAACCGTTTTTTGCACTTTTTCCTGGGTTTCTAGCACTTGTTGCGTAAAAACAACACCGCCCAAACCTGCTTGATACGTTTCTGCTATAGCTTTGACGTAAAATTGCATAATTTTACCGCTTTTTGTAATCAGTGTGTATTGCATGGTGTCCTTTGCTGTTTATGTGTTTATTATACTGCTTTTGGACCAACTTGTCAACCACTTAGTGGAATACCATAGTAAATTTTAGGGGAATAACAAAGTAAATTTTTGTGGCTTTTTTACAACAAAAAAGGTAGTACAAAGTACTACCTTTTGATTGCTTAAAATTTAAGCAGATTAACGAAGTTCTGCATCTTCCATGCCAGCTACCCGCAGTTTTACCACGTTACTTAACTGCCACTGTTTGATGTCAAGTGCTTTGGTAAGTCCCAAAAACTTGTTGCGAACAAGTGCAAACTCATTCACAATAGCATCCATGTCACACACTTCTGGTTCGCCGTCTACATACTTTTCTGCGTCTCGACTGGTCAGTGCTCGATTGTAATGTTCAGTGAACTGACGAAACTTTGCACTACGAATCTTACGAAGTTGGATGTTGAGTTGTTCAAGTATAGCTTCAATTTCTTGAAGCTGATTGAATCGGTATTCTACAATGCCCGGCATTTCGCGACTGGCTTTTTCTAGACTGCCAACCAGCTTCAATTCCATGCGGCCAGCGATTAGTTCGTTTTCAAACCATTCGATGCAATCAGGAAGGCAACTGAGATCTGCAACAACCTTCCTATACCATGAGCTCATTAATAGTCCTCGTCTTCGTCTTCGATTTCTTCTTCTTCAAGTTCGCCTAGGATTTCTGCAAATGCACCATCAAGTGCTGAATCAGAGCCTTTGGCATCTTCTTGTGCTTGTTCCAAATTGACAAAATTTTCGGCTGCTCGCAAAAATGCCAAGGCAGCATCTGGTCGTTCTTTCTTGTCAATATATGGTTTAACTGCTAGCCACTGTTCAACTAGCATTTCTCCCGATGTGTCACTCATTATTAGTTTCTCCGTAATCATACCACTGGTTGTGGGGTCAGCGATACTTAGCCGATATAAATTTATTGCTTTGCCATTTTAGACAAATACTCTTCGCTTTCAATCCACTTGTTATTGACAAGGAATCCCCACTTGCGTGTCTGTGGCCCTGGCATAAACAATGTCCAGCACTCTAAGCTAGGATCAAGCTCAATACGATGATAGCTGTTAGCGCCACATATACGAAAATGGCCGGGTCTTCGCCATACAGCGATTTCAGCGAACTTTTTGCCTGCATTGTCAAATTGTGGAATCCATTCATAGTAGCCACCTTTCAATATTAAAGTAGCGTAAGGCCATGGATGATCATGCACGTCATCGGGATCTGATTTAAGGAACTTGTGTACAAACACATTAAATGGAAACCTTGTTCTGTCTTTAAGGAAAACATAATATCTTTCTAGTAGTGGTTCATTGGACTGACGATCCATGATAACACGGTGTCGTCCCAATCGTTGCATAAGTTTTTTAATCATTAAAATCCCCATTGTCGATTGTTGGATTGTACGCAGGGGAAATCTGCATACCTCAATGGTTGTGGTGATGTCTTGACACGATTATCCCACTCATGTACCCAAGACTCAACTTCAGGTCTAATTTGTGTAAGCCAAGGAATTCCAAGTGTGGTTAGTTCTTGCTTTACATAGTTTAACATGCTAGCAGGATGATGATGCGTGTCAGTGTAAATCTCGTTTGGATCAGTTGTTGACCAGTTTACCTGTACAGTATGCGGTGGTGGATATCCTAATACGTCTAAAATTGGCTTGGCATCAAATTTGCACTTGTAAATCTCCAGAATCTTGTTAACTTGTTTTAGCATCTTTGCTGTAGCAGGATTATTGCTATCACGATACGGTTCATTCCATGTCATGTTAAACTGAGTCTGCGTAATGCCTAATCCATCTAGTACCGCACGAGTTGCGTTGATTAACGAACAATCGCGCAATGCATAAAATTCCATGTCTGCATATTTTTCAACCCAGTCCTGTGGATATGTGCTTTGATTAAAAATATTGCCCGGGGCTAGCCACATCCCGTCAACAAATCTGTCTTCTCTTGCCAGTGTACTCCACGATATAAACGCATGGTCTCCTGCTTTAAGCAAACCAGTAGCAATAGCATGTTGCACTTGAATAGCAATGAATAAATTCCCTACTCCGGGCATGCCCCAGTTATCGCCTTCGAGACCCTCTTCAAGATTGGCTTGCTTTAATATAATATCAGCCCAAGTGGGCCAATGGTACTTGGTAAAGCTACAGCCAAATGTCATTACTCTCATATTATTTTTCTTCTGCAAATGCGTTTAGGATGAGGTATACTCCATCATCACTTCGTTGTATGCTAACTTCTTTAATAAAGCCGGCATAGTGGAAAACGCCTTGTTCAACCTTCTTAAAGCAGTCAATCATAATCTCTGGATCACCCATGACATCAGCATGGATCATCTCCTGTTCATATAATGTTTGTAGTTGTTCAATTAGATCTTTAATTAGCATAACATATTGTAACAGAATTTGACGTCAAGGCCAATGGGGAGTTTCGCCAAGTAAGACTCGAATGGTCTGAAACTCTTGCCAAGCATCCTTATACATTGGGTTTTCTTGTAGTAGTTTCAAATGCCGTTCTTTATTTTCTATCATGAAGTCGCCAACATCATTTGGACCATATCCACTGTATCCATTTTGGCGGCTACTGTGGTGTCTGTTGGCAAAGTCAAACGCATTTTTAACAGTTGATTCAAAACGTTCAAACCTTTCAATGGTCTGTTGATCAAGTTCAACCTGGTATACTTGTTCTTCGTGTACTGTGTATCGCTCAGCTGACCAATCGATGCGACCATCGGCCCAATTACTACCCCAATCCATATAGCCAGGATTAGAAGCACGGCGCAAGGTGTGCCGACCAACTATCTTTACACCCTGCTTTCTCAACCACGATTCATGGTCGAATGACATTTATTCCTCGACTACTTCAGGAGCTTCTTCGGGGACCGACTTATCAAACATGTGTGGATTGGCAGTGATATTTGCCATCACAGTGTCTAAACAACCGTCGTCATTACGCTCCCAGCCCTTACGGAACTTCTTGATAATCTCACCATCTGCTGTTGTGTACACAAGACTATTGCCTTCTTTCTTCAACATGCCTTTGGCTTCAATCAAGTCAGTTAATCCCGAGTAAGGATTCATACCTGTTTCGTATGGAATCTTAACTTGTACTGATTCAAACGGCTTGGCATAACGTGTTTTCATGATCTTGCAACCTGCACGAATACCTTTGACTTGTGTAATCTTATTACCGTCTTCGTCTTCCTTTAGCTTCATTTTCTTCATAGCAACTACGATAGAACTAGCGTAGATAAAGCCTTGACCACCGGAGATCTTGTCATCCGGGTCAAACATATCTTGCGATGCGTATGTGTGGTTAGTTGCAACCAGACCCAAGTTCAAATCACCAAACATGTTTACACAGTTACGAACCAGTGCTGTAAGTGCTTTGGGCTTACGACCCATGTCACCTTTCATGTCACCTGCGTTGAACTGGTTAACGTCTGTTGGTGTCAACAACATGCCTAGCGAGTCAAGAATAAACAAAACTTTAGGACGATTGTCTTCTGGCATGGCTTTGTATTGTGTAACGAATTCACTGATCATCTTGGCAACGTCATCAATCATGGCCATGTTGAGTTTTAACAACTTATCCTCGGCAGTATCAACGCCAAGTGCATGAAGCCACTTTTCGTCCAGGGCGTTTTCAGTATCAATCAAGATTGGGAAGATACCTTGCTTCTGTGCGTTAGCTACTAAGTTGCCGGAGCAAATAAACGATTTACCTGCACCTGATTCACCAGCAAATACTGTAACCTTGCCTAGTGGAATGCCACGAGTAAAGTCGCCGCTGATCAAATAGTTAAGTGCAAAGTTGTTTGTAGAGACCCAGTCTGTTGGGTCGTTAAAGCCTACAGAGAGGCCTTCGATAGATTTTGTAATGCTCTTTCTAAATTTAGAGACATCAAATGCTTTTGCCATTATATTCCTTTAAGATGGAGTGGGAGAGCGTCATGCTCTCCCTGTGTCAATTAGGCTTGACGGCTACGAATCATCTTAAGGATGTCGTCAACGCTGGGCTTGGCTGCACCATCTGCTGGAGCAGGAGCTGCCGCTTGTGCCGCAGGAGCTGGTGTAGCAACTGGTGCTGGACGACTCACTGCTGGTGCTGCCTTGGCTGCTGGTGCTAGAGTATCCTCATCGGCATCACCTGCTGGTGCGTTGGCAATTTGAACGCCACTTGGACGATAGAACTTGCCCCACTGCTCTGGGTCGTACAACTTGCCTTCAACACTAGCTTCGAACATTTCAAAGATTGCTCTTTGTTCGTCGATACCGGGACGCTTTGGCATAAAGTCGTTCAAGTTGAACAAACCGTGTGTAGCAATTGCTTGGAGTTCGTCTTCATTCAAGCCGCGCTCTTTACGAGCCCAACCGGATGTAGAGTAGTCAGCATAACCACCTTTTTGTGTTTTGTTCAAACGGAAGTCTGTACCTGCTTGGTAGTCAGTTGGGATATTTTCCATGTCTGGATCCATCAACGCTTGCTTGATAAGCGTAAAGATCTGTGGAGAGATCACAAAGCGACGGATTGGATTCTCTGGAACGCTGTCTTCTTCCATTGGGCTATTGACAACAAAGCCTTGGAAAACGTAAGAACGCTTCTTCCAGTATGTGCGGCCAAGTGCTTCCATGTTAGGATCTTTGAACCAAGGACGAATAGTTGCATGTACTGGACATGTTTCGCCCCACATTTCAACGCAAGGTACTTGTACAAATACTTTTTTGTTTTCGTCTTGACCGGCAACACCAGCGAATGGGATCTTGATCATTTGACGCTCGCGCCAGAAGAATGTGTTTGTTTCGTCTGCGTCTGGGAGGAATCGAAGTGAGGCTGAAGTGCCTTCTGGGATGTTCCAGTGTGCATAAATGGAGTTGTCACCACCACCTTGCTTTGTACCACTGGATTTTTGTGCTTGCTCTGCTAGTCGAGCGCGAATTTCTGCTAATGTTGCCATGATGTTTTACCTTTAAGTTGAGTAAGTTTGAGTGTTAAGCCCTATAGCGGACTAAAACAACACATGCGTTTTTCTTGTGCATGTGTTGTATTATACTTATGACTGCAAATTAAAGCAATAGGCTTTTTAGCCTAATTTCGGACAAATTAGCCTAA